GGAGCTGGTAATTTTATAGTAGACACTGAAGAAAAAGTAACATCACAATATTATTTTGCAAGAGCTAAAAACTTTGAATATAATTATACTACAAACCCTTCATTTACAGATGGTAGTGGTAATTTATCTTTTAGTAGTATGATAAATAATCCTGTAACTTACATTACAACTGTAGGATTATATAATGATTCTAGTGATTTAGTAGCAGTAGCAAAACTAAGCCAACCAGTTGTTAAAGATTTCACAAAAGAAGCACTTATTAGAGTAAAATTAGACTACTAAAATGTCCCTAAATGTCAGAAGTATACAAAAAGTTTACAGCTCAAGATTATTCAGTAGTACCATTTAATGCCCATAAACAGTATAAGTTTGAATCTCAATCAGCTGTAGACAACAAAATAACATGGCATAATGTTAGTTGGACTTCAGAATCTATTTCTCTTTATACTAGTGCAAGTTCTATTTATGGGGGTGATACTAAAAATGTTGTTAAATATAATCAAATAGATCATCTTTTTTACAAAAACTTTAAAAAGGATATTTCTAATAGATTTGGATATAATAATTATTTAAAACAAGAAAGAAAATTATATTCAAAAGCTCAAATTTTATCTATCCCTTCAGGATTATATGGTCATGAAATAAAACCAGGAGATTTTTATCTTTCTTCAAGTAATTACGAAATAATAGATGACACACATGGTAATCTTATCATTAGTGGTACTAACTTAAACCACTATCCTACAGATGTTAGAAAAAATGTGTTTAAATTAGAACCAATTAAAGCTTTTAAAGCTTATGATTTAAATACTATCCCAGGATATGCAGTTAAATTAATAGACCCACAAGATAAAGAAGCAGGTATAACTAAAAGATTTTGGAGAAGAGGAGTAGCAAATCCAAACACAACACCTAATTATACTACTCCTATTAATTTATCAGAAACAGATGATAGCTATTATTTTAATAACTTTAAATATAATAAAGTTAATTTTAGTGAAAATGAACTCTTAGGTTCAGGTGATAATGTTTTCTCATCTGTAAATTTTGATAGTTCTATAGGTTCACATATAAAAGCACCTCATAATGATAAGTATAATTTTAATGACGAAGACTTTTCAATATCTTTTTATATAGAACCCTCACCAGTAGGAGGTACAATATTAAACCAATCATCAAGTATTGGACAATCATTTGGAGGAGGAATAGTATATAATGTAGACGAAAATTTTATTTATATAATATCAACAAATGCTGTAGGAAGATATTCTAACGCTCAAAACGTACAATATGCTTGGGGAGTTTTAGGAGCAAATGGTAATGCAGGAGTAGGCAATGTACAAACAGGACTAGGTGGAATACCTCATATGGGAGATGGTCAGCAACAACTCGTAAACATGACAAATGCAGATTCAAATGCTCCTGGACATTTAGGTAATTTTATGAGTAATTTTAGTCATAATGGATACACTGATTGGTATATTCCTACAATAACAGAAATTCATTCAGCTGATACTAATTTAAAAATATTTAATTTTGATGGATCAACTAATCCTCTATTTACAAATTTATCTAGTTCTCTTAGTTTAGATGTAATTGATAAAAAATTATTAACATCTACAGAAGCTCCAAGCTCATTTATAGATTTCTTTTTAGCGTATGATTCAGGTTCACTTACTGGAGGAAAACAACCTAAACAATTAACAGCTACTGGAACACCAACAACCTTTTTACCTGTAAGAAAAGTAGCTAAAGGAACACAAGATTATGTATATGATAAAGCAAAACGATATATTATATGTAAAAGTGGAACACAAACAGTGTCTCCAAGTGATTTAAATCCAGGAACCCAAACAATTAAAAACACTTCAAAATCAAGTTCTTCTCAACCTTTAGACACATTATCTCAACCTCAATTTCCATTTGAAATTTACATGCAAAGCCAATCTTTATATTTTGCAAGATCAGATGGAAAAAACACGATAACTATAAGTAGTAGCTTAACAGGTTCTTCTGGTCGTCCTGAACATCATCATATTTTATGTCAAAAATCATCATCTATGATGGAAATATATTTAGATGGAAATAAAATTGTGGACGCATCTGATAGTAGTTTAGAAGAAACAAGAAATTTAGCTAATTTATATATAGGTTCAAAAGGTGTTTTAAGTAAAAAAGACGCCAATAATACATTATCAGATGTAGGATTTTTTAATGGATCTTTAAGTTGTATAAATATATGGAATAATAATTATAATACAGCTTCTATAAAAAACATATCAGAAAGTATAAATGCTTCTCCTTATGTAGGAAATATATTCTATCAAAATGGTTTTATAGTACTTACAAAACCAACAATACAAAATATAGATGTACCTTCTTTAAACATAAAACCTTTTGATTTTAATGGATCTGATACTATTGATCAGAGAATTCAAAATTACACTTACACTCAATTTGACCCAACACTTCCATTATCTTTTACAAATGGACTTGATATTAAATCAGATGGAACAAAATATTATGTTGCTAACAAAAATGCAGGAGGAGCACCTGATCCTAACCAAAAACATAAATTTCCTACTCATCTTTATCAGTTTAATATGAGTACACCTTTTGATTTATACTCAGCTACTTCATCTATAGATAATGCTGCAGCTGCAGAAAAAACATACGCTGTTATATCTTCTTCTCTCCCTTACTTATGGATGGATCCTAAAGACATAAAATTTCACCCTTCAGGAACATCTTTATACTTTATAGGAAAAGGATACAGTAATTTATCATCATCAGGACACCCTACTATGGCTGAATTAAATGCAGCTAATGGTGCTTACGGTCAGTATCAGTTAAATAAACACCATGTTCGTGGGGGAATAGTTCAAATACCTATTGACACTAAATTTGATATATCTAGTGGATCGAAAGTTAATAAAGCTAACCCTTCAGGAACTAGTTCTTTATTATTAGAAGAATCCAAAGTATATGACACAACATACATTAAATACAATGCAAAGTATGATGATAGTGCATATTCTAATCAAGATTATAAACGATGGGGAGGAATAGCACCAAAAGCTTTTACATTTTCAACAGATGGTACAAAATTTTTTACAGTACATGAAGTAGATAGAGTAAGATGGGATACTGGTGTATGGCATAATGATGAATTTGGTCCTACTAGATATCCTGGTGCTATAAATGATAGTATTAAATCATCTTATACTATAATAGAACACAATTTAACAACAGCTTTTGACATATCTACCATTCAAACAACAGGTTTATTTGAACTTAATGGTGAAACAGGTACTACAACAGACATTGGTTTAGCTAATGCAATTCCACAAAAATACAACCATTCAGGAAAAAAATTAGATTTATTAGATTTACCTTCTCCTGAAGGATCTCCTCTACATGTTAGAAGCATAACTTTTAATAAAAAAGGAACTAGAATGTATCTATTAAGTAGAATGACTAGTAAATCACAACCATTTGGATTTCGTTTTAAACAAGGAGGATGGGGAACTTTTGGAGACCCTAATAGTGGTTGGCTTCCTGGAATAGCAGTGGCTGATCCAGTTCTTGAACGACAGGGTCCTAGAATATGGGAATATAAATTAACAATCCCATTTGATATAACATCAGCCAAGTATAAAAAATCTAAAGCTTTAGCAAAATCAGGAGGAATATTAGAACAAATGGACTTACGTAATGACAGTGCTCCAGGCACTATAACATACGATGATAGAGTTGCTCTTCAAGCTTTAAGATTTTCCAAAAATGGAAGATATGTGTATATTGCAAATTCAGGTACAGGACCTACTGCAGGAGGGTTTGATAATAGAGCTCTTTCAAGACTTAATTTAAGTAACATATTTAAACCAACAGAAAATAAAATTCAATTTCAAGGTTCACATTTAATTTATGAAAATGAATATCAATGTACAGTAGATGAATATGAATTTAATGATACATTAAATATTTCAGCAAGAAAAATTAGAACCCAAGATTCACATGAATTAGCTGACTTTACAACATCTTCACTTTTTCAACCTTATGTTACAACAGTTGGTTTATATAATGAACAAAATGAATTATTAGTAATTGGTAAACTTGGTCAACCAGTTAGAACTTCTAATGAAATTGACACTACTTTTGTACTTCGTTGGGATACTTAAAATAATTCATATTTATAAATAAAAACATCATGCCTACTAATAGAACAAATTTAAAAAATTATTTCCAAAAAGGAGACAAACCCTCAGCTTTACAATTTGCGGAATTAATAGATGGTAATTTAAACTTAGAGGATGGTGGAACTGTTGCAGGACAAACTAATTTTACAAAACCTATAACAGCAAGTATCATTAGTGCAAGTGGAACAGTTTTTGCTAGTGATTTTCAATCAGCAGGAGAATCAAGCCAAACAATAACTTTTAATGATAATTTAAACGTAACTGGTTCATTCTCAATGAATGGACCCACATTTGATATTAATGCTTCTAGTGTAGTAACAATTGATGGGACACAAATTACATTAACTACAACACCTACAGATGGTGTTATTACATTACATTCAGCCCATACAGCGGGACAAGCAATTCTTATAGATGCAAATGCAAATGCAGGTTCTATATTGGACATTGATGCAGGTATTTTAGATATAGATGTACAAGGAGTCACTACAATAAATGCAGGGGATGTAACTATAACTAGTCCTCAAATAAGTTTACAAGGAAATGTAACAGCTTCAGGAACTATAACAACTTCAGGATCTATAGTACACGGAAATGTAAGCGCAAGTGGAAACATAGTTGCATCAGGATTCATTTCAGCAAGTGGTAGACTTCAAACATTATCCCACATTACAGCCTCAGGTAATATAAGTTCAAGTGGACATATTTCTAGTTCAGGTTTAATAGTAGCAGGAGGAGCACAAGTAGGAGCTCTTGTTGCAACAACTTTAGATACAGGTCAAGGAGCAAATGAGTTATTCGACATGAATCAAAATGTTACTACCACAAGTAATGTATTTTTTGGTTTTATTTCAGCTTCGGGAGATATAAGTGGAAGTACTATAATTGGTGAAAACATTCACTCATTAGGTCATATTACTGCTAGTGGTAGAATTCAAACATTGTCCCACATAACAGCATCAGGAAATATTAGTTCAAGTGGACACATTTCTAGTTCAGGTTTAATAGTAGCAGGAAGAGCACAAATTTTAGGAAATCTTGTAGTAGATAATTCTCAAACAGTAAATGTTGGAGCTTTAACTGCAACAACTATAAACACAGGTCAAGGAGCTACTGAAGTCCATTTAATGGATCAAAATGTTAGACAAGCGGATGCAGTTGTATTTGCTACAGTTGACACAGGTCAAGGTGCTAATGAGTTATTCGACATGAATCAAAATGTTACTACTACAAGTGATGTAACATTTAAAAACTTAACAATAACAGGAACAGGCTCACTTGCTGTAATAAGTTCAAGTAGAATTGATGGAAATGGTTATGGAAATATAGTAATTAGTGGTTCATTAATACCAGGTACAGATGATGTATTTGATTTAGGATCTGGTTCAAAAGAATGGAGCCAATTAGTTGTAAATACTATAACAGCTTCAGGTAACATTAAAGCTACAGGTACTTTAGCAGCAGGAGCTACAACAGTAGGAGCTTTAGTATCAACAACTATAAACACAGGTCAAGGAGTTACAGAAGTCCATTTAATGGATCAAAACGTTAGAGAAGCTGACGCAGTTGTTTTTGCAACAGTAAACACAGGTCAAGGTGCTAATGAGTTATATGATATGGATCAAAATGTTACTACTACAAGTAATGTATTCTTTGGATTTGTTTCAGCTTCAGGAGACATAAGCGGAAGTAATTTAGATGCAGGTGGAAATATAAGTGCAATAGGTCATATTACTGCTAGTGGTAGACTTCAAACTTTATCTCACATCACAGCCTCAGGTAATATAAGTTCAAGTGGAACTATGATTGCTAAAGCATTTGTAGAAACAGTTTCAACAAAAGCAGCAGCAGGTAGTGATTTAGCTGGTGCAGCAGCAGTAGATGCAACAAATGTAATATTTGCAACAACTGATGATGCAGCAAAAGGAGTCAGACTTCCTGCTTTAACTACTTTAGCTATTGGACAAACAATTACAGTACATAATGAAGCAGCATCAACTGCATTAAGGGTATATCCAGCAAGTGGTGATGTAATAGGAGGATTAGCAGAAGATGGGCACGCAACTGTACCTGCTAAAACAGCTGTAGTATTAACAAAACGAGATGCTAATAAATTTTTAGGATACTTTACAACTGTAATTGCTTAATAAGATAAATTTGGTTATTTAAAATAATCTTCGTACATTGCTTAAATGCAATGGAACTATCAAAACAAACACATACAAGAAATTAATGACCTTCCAGAAGGTGCATTTGGTTTTATCTATCAAACAACTCACATTCCAACAGGAAAAAGATACATTGGTAAAAAATCTTTAATTTATAATTTAAAGAAAAAATTAGGTAAAAAAGAAAAAGCCCTATGGGAAGGTAAAGGTCGCCCACCAGTATATAAAAGAGTATTAAAGGAAAGTGATTGGAAAACTTACTATGGATCACATGCATTTATTAAAGATGCAAATGATGATGATTTAGAAAGAACAATTTTACAAGTGGCTTTTAATAAAAAAGAACTCACATATTTAGAATGCAAATACCAATTTATATTAGAGGTTTTAGAAGATAAAAAATATCTTAATGATAATATATTAGGTAAGTTTTACGATAGAGACTTTAGATGAAAGAAGATTTATTAAAACAGTTATTAGAATCAATTTTAGGTAGAAGTAAATCTGCCCGTGGAGGAGATGAAGCTGTGTTTAATTGTCCATCTTGTAACCACCATAAGAAAAAACTTACGTTTAATTTATTATCTCAAAAATTTCAATGTTGGGTTTGTAATTATAAAGGTCATAGAGCATTTCAATTACTTAAAAAAGCGGGTGCACCTGGGGCTGCATTTGGAGCTTTAAAAGAAATCGACAAACAATATAATTTTAAACAACAAACCAAACAAAAAGTAGACGCTAATACCTTGCAATTTCCCCAAGGAGTAACACCTATAATGTCATCATCAGCGATTCTGTCGAAACATGCATTACATTATTTAGATCAAAGAGGAATCACCCAACAAGATGTAGTAAAATACGATTTACATTATTGTGAAGAAGGTCCTTTAAGAAATATGGTTGTAATTCCTTCATATGATGCTGATGGTTTTTTAAATTATTATGTAGGTCGTTCATTTGATAAAAACGCATACATTAAACATAAGTTGGCTTCCAGTACCAAGGACATAATTGGGTTTGAAATGTATATAAACTGGGATTTACCCGTGATTTTATGTGAAGGTGCGTTTGATGCTATGGCTATAAAACGTAATGCAATTCCTTTATTTGGAAAAAAATTATCTACAACTTTAATGAAAAAAATTATTAAAAGTAATGTAGAAAAAATATATTTAGCTTTAGATGAAGATGCTTTAAAAGATGCTTTTAATCATGCTGAAACATTTATGTCTTATGGAAAACAAGTTTACCTTATAGAAATGGGTGATAAAGACCCTTCTGAACTTGGTTTTAAATCTTTCACAAAATTACTACACACTGCAGTAAAACTTACTACTTCTACACTAATGAAGAAGAGGTTAGCCTTGTCATAAAGGTTTATATTTATTACAAAACTACGTAGTTGATGGAAAAGATAGCACTTTTACCTGGTGGGTTTAAACCACCTCATGCAGGTCATTATAATATGGCTAAATGGCTTATATCAAATACCGATGCAGACACTGTTATAGTTAAAGTTGGAGTAAAAATAAGAGATGGTATTAATCGTGAAGTAGCCCTTAAATTATGGGACCTTTATAGATCTACAGATCCTGACCCAATATCTAAAAAAATAGCTATTTTAGCTTCAAATTCAAATTCTCCAGTACAAGATGTATATGATTTTATAGAAAAAGAAGCACCTGAAGGATCTAAAATTTATTTAGGAATGGGAGAAAAAGATGTAAATGATAAACGTTTTAATAATATAGGAAAATTTGCAGAACCTAAAAGAATTAATTTTGAAATTAAATTAGTACCCCCTCAAACAGGAGGTATATCAGGTACTGAAATGAGAAATTTTGTAAAAATTAAAGATAAAGATAATTTTTTAAAATATATTCCTGATCATTTATCAAAATCAAATAAAGACAAAGCTTGGGGTATAGTAACAGGTTTAGAAGAAGATTTATATAATCCAGAAGATAAAGTTTTAGATTATATGAGAGGTAGTGAATGGAAAGCAGGAATGCCTGATGGTCCTAAAGATGATAAAACTTCTCCTGTTATAAAATACCAAAGAGGAGGAATGTATAATGCTGCCACAGGACAAGGTGGAGCAGGAACAATGTATGAAAATAAATATTATTTAAATAATAGTAATATTCAAGGACAAGGAGCATTTGCTCAAGAAAATTATCCTGAAGGAACTGTAATAGATAAATTACATGATATCTTAGGACAAGGACAATATAATTTTTATGAATTAGGAAAAATGTATAACCATTCAGAAACTCCTAATTGTAAAAATATAATGAAAGATAATACTCGATATTTAGTAACTATTCAACCTGTAAAACAAGGAGAAGAACTTACAGCAGATTATAGACTACAACCTGATTTAGAACAACCTGAACATTTTTTAAATGAATTGGATAAATCAGATTTAAAATCAATAGATACTTATGCAGATAAACAATTGGATCCTTTTGATGTAGTATTAACTGATAAACATTTTTTTAATAGATTAAATGATCCTCGTAATGATAAAGAAATATCAAATGCTGAATTAATAGGGTTTTTTAAACGCTTAGCTAAAAAGAAAAAAGAATTATTTAATTTTTTAACTAAATATAAAGAAATAGTAGCATCAGATATTAGAACAAATATTAATATACCTTTTTTAAAACAAGCAGATAAAATAATTGCTAAAACAATTTTAAGAAAAAAAGATTTTCAAACATCTAATCCTCAATTATCATTAGAAAGAGATTTATCAGATAAAGAAAATATTAGTGAGGGTCCCCAATTTGGTGTTTTATATCATTTTACAGAATTCTTATCAGATGTTTTAGATGATGATAGATTAAGGGGTCCTATAAGTTTAACTCGTAGTTTAGATTCATTTGTTCCACAATGGTTAGGAACCGAACCTTATTTTGTTTTTGACAAAGATGAATTGCGTACTAAATATAAAATCACTCCATTTAAAGATATCTCAGATAATCCCGATTATGAGCCTATAAGTCAGCATGATGAAATGGAAGAAGTAATTGAAAAGGATATTACAAATTTAGCTAGATATACAATTAAAGTAGTATTACCTTATTCCGATGAAAATTGGGAAAATGCTCTAAAAGAAAAAAACATACCTTATGAAATAGGTAAACCATTAAATGAAGCATCTAAGAAAAAAACACAACGAATGAAAAATGAAAATACATTCTCAAAAGGTTGGTGGTCAAATATAATAAATGAAATACTACTAACAGAAGGAGGAGCAGCAGGACATATGGCTCATCCCTTTGATTTACCAAATGTAAAATCAGGTAGAGATCTTAAAAATATATTTATGGTAGCTGCAACTTCCTTAAATACAAATCCAGGATCTGTAAAAATAGATGGTGTTAATGCATCAATTCGTTTAATTACTTTAGATGGGATAAAACAATTTGTAATGGATAGAGGTTCTAAAAAAGAACTTGACATTAAAGGTATTACAAAAGATGATTTATTAAGTAGATTTGGCGATGGTCATGGAATGGTTAAAATAGGAGGAGAAGTATTAGACATGTTCAACACAGCATTACCACAAATAGAAAATGATCTTAAAGCTTTAGGAGCTTGGGAAGATCCAAACATACTATTTAATATGGAATATGTTAGTGGTAAAACTAACGTACAAGATTACGGATCAAATTTTATAGCAATTCATGGTTTAAATAAAATAGAAAGTAAAGAGGTACAAGGTAAAAGAAAAATGTTAACTAAAAGAGTATCCTCAGAAGTATCTTATAATAAATCAGCTTTACAATCAATGTTAGATAATTTATCTCCAACAGCTAAAAAACAAGGATTTAAAGTTTATGGTTCTGTCCCTACAGAAATGAAGAAAAAACCTAATTTTAATTCTGCACTTTCTCAAAATTATTCTGTAGAATTTACT